GACGGCAGAGCTCTATGGGAAGCTTGCAAACATCTTTGCCGATCTTCCCACGAAGAATATCGATGATAATGGTATCTTCAAAGCTCTCGTGGGAGAGGATTTCCTGACCGTTGAGCGGAAAAACAAGGATCCGTTTAACTTCCAGAACTATGCAAGGCTTCTCTTTTCCTGTAACGAGATCCCGAAGAACTTCGGCGACCGGTCGGAAGGATTTTACAGACGTCTTATCATTATCCGGTTTCCACATGCAGTTCCGAAGGAAAAGCGGGATCCGATGCTTCTGGAAAAGTTCAGGGCGGAGGCGGACGGAATCTTCCGGTTTGCGCTGGACGGTTTGATTCGGCATATGAACCAGAACTGGCGGTTCTCGGAGACGAAGAGCAACATCGAGGAGCGGCAGAGATATCGTGAAGAGTCGAACAGTGCGCTTTCCTTTGTGGCAGAGTGCTGTGAGCTGGGTGAAGGCTTCGAGGTCGGAAGGACGGAGTTCTATTCCAGCTATCAGATGTTCTGCAAGGACAGCGGCTTAAGCCCTTTCTCCCAGACCAGATTCAACAAGGAAATCGAGATCGCATATCCCGGCGTCGTGCGTGCCAAGGACAAAACCGGAAGGAGAAAGACCTGGCGCGGCATCCGGTACGTGGACGATGCAGATTAAAGAACGGGTTGATTGCCACAGGCAGCGTAGTGCATTCTGCGCTGTCTTTTTTTCGTGGAGCGGGAAACGGTGCAACCGCGATCTGTCTCCATATCTCTGGACGGGTTTTGGGTATTGGACGAGTTCTTCTTATTCCTCTTATTTACATTCAAGAAAAAAACACGTGTGTTTTTTAAAGGGAATATATAAAGGGGTATGGGGGAAAGTCGTCCGGTCCAAAAGTCGTCCAATGGGGAAAAAGCCTTGTTTTATGCGGGTTTTAAGCACCTTTCCGGGTCAGTTCTCTGGACGGGTTTTCTTTTTGCCATCTTTTCTGCCCTTCGTTTTCTGCATCCTGGCTTTCGGCGGTTGATTTCTATGGCTCTTAGTAGGGGATAAATCCCGGAGTTTGTGGAAAGGAGCCAGAGAAGATGAGAAATGAGGAGCCTCTGAAGGAATCGGTGATCGTCAGGAAGATCCTTCAGTACTTAAAGACCATCCCTGCCTGCTTTGCGTGGAAGGAGCATGGCGGCATGTACGGAACGGCAGGCATACCGGATATCATCTGCTGCATGGACGGCAGGTTCTTTGCCTTTGAGGTAAAGAACGAGAGTGGGAAAGCGACAAAGCTGCAGGAGGCAACGATAAGAAAGATCAGAGCCGCTGACGGGACTGCCGCAGTTGTCCGCTCGGTAGAGGATGTGAAGCATGTGATCGGAGGTGCGGCTGATGATTAAAAGAAGCGAAGGAGATCCTTACGTAAATCTCGCCAATGCCATCGTCGCACAGGCTGCAAGCGACTATCTTGCTGCACTTAAGAAGATTAAAAAGAATCCGAGGAACAAGGCGGCTATGGCAGAAGCGATGGAGATTGAGCAATTTTTCCACTCCGGCTGGTACGGCGTTCTGACCGGTGTGGATCCAGATTACCTGATCCGGAGATTAAGAGAGAAGGTGGCATCATGATGACGGCGCAGCAGTATCTCTCACAAGCCTACAGGCTGGACCAGAGAATTCAGCTGGATCAGGCAGAACTTGATAACTTAAGAACACTGGCGGTGAGTGTTGGAAGCCCCGACTTTGAGGAACACTATAACCCGAATCGTCCGACCGACGCAGCGTTTGTAAAAACACTTGATCGGGTGTGGGAGATGGAGCAGAAGATCTCGGAAGAGCTGAACCGGCTGCTACTCTTAAAGCAGGAGATTCTTTCTGTTCTTGCCAGGATAGATGACCTGGATGAACGGCTGGTTCTTACGTACCGCTATATCAACAACATGAGCTGGACGGACATCGGTGAGGAGCTTTGTGTCAGCGACCGGACTATTCGCAGGTGGCATGAACGAGCACTCTCGCATGTCGTTGTTCCGGAGCAGGCGGGTGGCAGTAGAAGTGCAGAAGAAAAAAATCAAAAATTTTGAAAAGTGCCGGATTTGTCCTGGGAAGTCCGGGTGCCATATGTGATATGGTATAGTCAGCGAAGAAGATAAGATGAAGCCTCGAAGGAAAGGCCCGTGATGGGTCATTTCCTCCGGGGCTTTTTACGTGGGAGAACCCGAGAATGGAGGTAGCGGACATGCCATACAAACCGATGGTTCCCTGCAGGCATCTCGGCTGCCCGAATCTCGTGACAGCCGGGCAGAAGTACTGTGAGGAACACAAAGCATTGCACCCAGAGGAGAACCGGTCGGCGGCAGCGAGGGGATACAACAGCCGCTGGAGAAGAGAGAGCAAGAAGTTTTTACAGCTTCATCCACTGTGTCAGGAGTGCCTGCGGCAAGGCATCGCAACTCCGGCAACGGTTGTGGACCACATCGTACCGCACCGAGGAGACCCGAAGCTCTTCTGGGATCGGAGCAACTGGCAGGCACTATGTAAGAGATGTCACGACAAGAAGACAGGAGAGTTCGACAGCAGACCGGAATACAAGTATTGAAAAAAGCTGCCCCGTTGCCGAGACAGCTCACTCATTACTGTGCGGCTTTGAGTGCATCGTTCTTGCTAAGAAGATAGACGCAGTACTGATTCATGCTGACGCCTTCTTCCTTGGCATGGTCCGACAGGCTCTTGTGCAGGCTCTTCGGAATGCGAAGTTTGAACTGGCCGGAGTAATTCTCGATGGAGTCTGGTTCATTGATCGTGTAGCCGTCTTCAATAGCAGCTGCGAGCCATTCGCGCTTTGCATCCTCTGCGTTTGCTACTGCTTCGTCAATGGTTTCACCCACGGACAGGCAGCCGGGCAGATCAGGGAAGGATACTGCATAGCCTCCTTCGTCAGGATCGGGTGTGAGTTCCATGCGATATGGAAGAGAAAGATATTCGTCAAGAGTCTTCATTGTTCTTCGCCTCGCTTTCTATGACTTCTTTCACCATCAGGACATAGACCTTCTTGATCGGTTCATGTTTTGGGATGGTGATTGGTGCGCATCCTTCCTTGCGGAATGTGTAATGACTGTTTCCGCTTCGTGGTGCGCTCATCGTGTATCCATAGCTCTCCAGTATCCTGCGCAGTTCATCGAACCGCAGGTCATTGGAAAGACTGAGTATTCGTTTGATTAGCTTATCCCATCGAGACATGATTTTCTCCTTTGAGATAAGTATAAATGGTGTCACCCGTGGTGTCAACTGTGGAATAAAAATAACAGTTTGTGTTCGAGCGCTGTGTTTGTGTTCAAGGGGGAGGTGAAAATCTCTACGAGCTAAGGCCTCAGGGACCGGCGCCCCCTCTTCTGTGCTCGAAAAGCGAAAACAAACAGGGATATACCCTATTGGGGTATGCAATCAGGAGGATATGTGAATGGCTAAGGACGGAACAATGCGTGGTGGTCCGCGTTTCGGTCAGGGAAGACCACCGAAAGCAATACAGGAGAAGATCGCGGCAGGCAATCCTGGCGGCAGGAAACTGCAGATCATGGAAGTGCCGGATGCCACGGACCTCTCAGAGAATGTGGAAGAGCTTACCGGTGAGGATATGCCGGAGCCGAAGGAATACATGAAACAGCAGCAGAGGAACGGCAAGGACTTCTGCGCTGAGGATGTCTATAAGGAGACCTGGGAATGGCTGAAGGGCAGGGGCTGTGAGAAGCTCGTCAACCCGCAGCTCGTGTCACAGTATGCGATGACAGTCGCTCGCTGGATTCAGTGTGAGGAGGCGATCAGCGAGTATGGCTTCATTGCCAAGCATCCGACTACGAATGCTGCAATCGCGTCACCTTACGTTTCCATGTCTCAGAACTACATGAAGCAGGTCAACCAGCTCTGGTATCAGATCTACCAGATCGTGAAGGAGAACTGCCTGACAGACTATGGCGGTCAGACACCGCAGGACGATGCGATGGAGAGACTGCTCCGTGCGAGGAAGGGAATGAACTGATATGAACACTACGACAAAGATGCAGATGGTGCCGCTCGAGAAGCTGGTGCCCTATGTGAATAACGCGAGGACCCACAGCCCGGAGCAGATCCAGAAGCTCAGAGGTTCCCTCCGTGAATATGGTTTCATCAATCCGATCATCATTGATTCGGACTTTAACATCATAGCCGGTCACGGCAGATTTGAGGCTGCGAAAGCAGAAGGAATCAAAGAGGTTCCCTGCGTCCTTGTTGACTATCTGACTCCGGCGCAGAAGAAGGCATACATTATCGCGGACAACCGGATGGCTGAGGATGCCGGATGGGATGAGGAGATGCTGCGTGCCGAGATTGAATCCCTGCAGGAGCAGGCCTTTGATCTTTCCCTCACCGGTTTCGATGACAAGGAACTGTCAGCGCTCTTTGATCTGGGTGAGGACGGTGAACAGGATGACTTCGATGTTGATGCCGAGCTGCAAAAACCGTGCTTTTCCAAGGCCGGAGACATCTGGCACCTGGGACGGCACACTGTGATCTGCGGCGACTCCACGGACCCGGAAACCTATAAGAAGCTGCTCGGTGACACCAAGGTTAATCTGGTCTGCACCGACGCTCCTTACTTCGTCAACCTGGAATCCACCTCCGGCAAGATTGCAAACGACGACCTTTCCGACAAGGAAGGCTATGAATTCCTGATGAAGGCCTTCACCAACTTCCATGAGGTCATGGCAAAGGACGCTTCCATCTATGAGTTCTACGCCACAGCCAAGAGCCGTGTATTTTATGATGCCTTCGAAGATGCCGGGTTTAAGGTCGGTGCGGGTCTGATCTGGAGAAAGCCGAGAGCTCCGCTTTCCCGGACGGATTGGAAATTTAACATGGAGCCGATTATCTACGGGTGGAGGAAAGACGGCAAGCATGAGTGGTATGGCGACCAGAAACAGACGGCAGTCTTTGATTTTGACGGGATCAAGAATTCCAAGAAGGATGGATTCGGCCACCCGTCCAGTAAGCCGGTGCCTCTTATCGCATATCTCATCAAGCAGAGCACGATGACGAACGGTCTGGTCCTGGACGGCTTCCTCGGCAGTGCTTCTACATTGATTGCCTGTGAGCAGATGGGGAGATCCTGCTATGGTATTGAGCTGGAGCCCAAGTTCGTAGATGTCGCGGTGGAGCGGTATCGTGCCTCTGTCCCGGATGGAGATGTGTATGTGATCCGCGACGGGCAGAAATGTAAATATGAAGATGTGAAAGTGGAGGAGACAGATGGCTAAGGCGTGGTTGATCCTGATCATTGCTGCAGTGCTTGTCTCCTTTGCTGTATTTCTAAGTGCCCTGCTGAGGGCAAACGGGAGAACAGAGGAGGATGATGAGGAGCAGAGAAAATACATCGAGCACTGGAATGAGACTCATCGTCACCGCTGACGGACCGGCGTTTCCTGAGGCGTAATCTACACAATCCGCACCCCGCTGAAACGCTGTATTTTTGTTGAGATTATGGCTCCGAATTAACTGGATATATGTGGCGGGTAGAGTGATTAATACCATAACAAAAAAACAACCACACCAAGGCGAAAGGAGCCAACACCATGAAGAACACAGCAAGACAGCAGGAAGCCATGAAGCAGCAGACCATCGGGGTCGAGGTTGAGATGAACAACATCCGGAGAGACGCAGCCGCCAAGCTCGCAGCCGACTTCTTCGGAACCGGAAGATACAAGAACACCGCAGCAGACAACGGATACTACTGCTGGAGCGCATGGGACGATAAGAACCGCGAATGGAAATTCCAGAGGGACGTCAGCATCGCCGGACCAGACGCAGAGAAATGCGAGATGGTCACCCCGATCCTTACCTACGACGACATCGAAACCCTGCAGGAGCTGGTAAGAAGGCTGAGGAAGGCCGGAGCGAAGAGCGACCCGACAAGAGGCTGCGGGGTCCACATCCACATCGGCGCGGCAGGCCACACACCGCAGAGCCTCCGGAACCTCGCCAACATCATGGCAAGCCACGAGGAGCTCCTTTCCAAAGCCCTGAAGCTTGACGAAGGCCGCCTGGGACGCTACTGCAGACCGGTCGACCCGGACTTCCTCGAAGCCCTGAACAAGAAGAAGCCGACCACGATGGCGGGCCTTGCAGACATCTGGTACACCACGCAGGGAGCTTCCTACGGCAGGAGCCAGCACTACAACAGCAGCCGCTACCACATGCTGAACCTTCACGCCACCTTTACGAAGGGGACCATCGAGTTCAGACTTTTCCAATTTGACGCACCGGCAGACGGAAAGCAGAACGGCCTGCATGCCGGACAGCTCAAGAGTTACATCCAGCTTTGCCTCGCCATGAGCGAGCTTGCCAAGGAAGTGAGAACCGCCTCCGCAAAGCCCCAGCAGAACGAGAACCCGAGATACGCGATGCGCACCTGGCTCCTCCGCCTCGGCTTCATCGGGGACGAGTTCAAGACCGCAAGGGACCTCTACACCAAGAGGCTGGACGGCGACACCGCCTTTCGCCACGGCAGAGCAGCCGCTTGAAGGAGACGGGAGTAAGCCTTCCCCACCGACGACCGCCAGAGGAGCGGCCTTAAGGTGGTAGGAGGGAATGTTAACTGCCATGAAAGGAGACAAAGCGATGAATGGAAATTGGAAGATGGTAAGACCGGAGTACAGAGGCAGGAGGAAGGTGCGTTACTACCTGGCTTACGGCAGCAATTTGAACATGTACCAGATGCTGGTGCGCTGCCCGGGAGCAAGGCGCAGAGGCTGGGGGAAGATCCCTGATTACGAGCTTCTCTATAAGGGCAGCAAGACCGGGTCCTACCTCACGATCGAGCCAAAGGAAGGAGCCTATGTACCGGTCGGGGTCTTCACGGTAACACCGGAGGATGAGAAGAAACTGGACCGCTACGAAGGCTTCCCGCGATTCTACTACAAGAAGGAGATGAAGATCCGGATGTGGGATCAGGTCCTTCAGAAGTACCGAACGGTCGATGCCTTCGTATACATCATGCATGAGGACCGGCCCTTCGGAGTACCGAGCCCCACTTACGTCGCCACCTGCATGGAAGGCTATGCCGACTTCGAGTTCGACGAACAGCTTCTGGAGGACGCCTTCTCCCGAAGCATGACCGAGGTGGCAAGGCAGGAAGAGGAGGACAGGGCATGAAGGACGATAACGTGACGGAGCTTCGAATCTGCCCGATCTGCGGCAGACCATATTCCGGTGTCCCGGCACTTTCCCGGACGGACAATAAGACGAAGATCTGCCCGGACTGCGGGACAAGGCAGGCGCTGGAATCAATCGGGGTGGACAAGGAGGAGCAGGAGAAGATCCTCTCCATCATCCACCAGCACTGAGATACACGGAAACAGAAATACCAGGGGCCTTCGAAAGGGCTCCTTTTTGAGATAGATGGGAGGTGCCGGATATGGCGATGCGGAAGTTAAAAGAATATACACCGACCAGATTCATGGCACCGGACTCGCATTACGACAAGGACAGAGCCGATTATGCTGTCGCCTTTATCGAGTGTCTCTGCCATACCAAGGGACGCTGGGCCGGACAGCCCTTTGACCTTATCGACTGGCAGGAGCAGATCATCCGGGACATCTTCGGAGTGATCAAACCGAATGGCTACCGGCAGTTTAACACAGCCTATGTGGAGATTCCGAAGAAGCAGGGTAAGAGTGAACTGGCAGCAGCGGTGGCACTGTATCTCTGCTGCGGTGACGGGGAACAGAGAGCGGAAGTTTACTCCTGCGCTTCTGACCGTCAGCAGGCCAGCATTGTCTTTGAGGTCGCCATGGATATGGTGCGGATGACACCGGCACTTGCCAAGCGGACCAAGATCCTCGCTTCCCAGAAGAAGATGATCTTCGAGCCGACGAACAGTATCTATCAGGTCCTGTCGGCAGAGGCATACAGCAAACACGGCCTCAACATTTCCGGTGTCGTGTATGACGAGCTGCATGTCGCGGACCGGCAGATGTTTGATGTCATGACAAAGGGCTCCGGTGATGCCCGTACCCAGCCACTGTATTTCCTGATCACAACAGCAGGAAATGACCAGAACTCCATCGGCTATGAGATACACGAGAAGGCACTGGATATCATCGAAGGCAGGAAGGCAGACAAGACCTTCTACCCGGTGATCTACGGAGCATCGGAATCCGAGGACTGGACGGACCCGGAGGTATGGAAGAAAGCGAATCCGTCTCTTGGGATCACGGTCTCCATCGACAAGGTGAAGCAGGCGTGTGAATCCGCCCAGCAGAATCCCTCTGAGGAGAATGCATTCCGGCAGCTCAGGCTTGACCAATGGGTGAAGCAGACCGTCCGCTGGATGCCGATGGACAAGTGGGATGCCTGTGCTTTTCCGGTCGATGCGGATTACCTCCGTGGCCGGGTTTGTTACGGCGGGCTGGACCTGTCGAGTACTTCTGATATCACGGCGTTCGTGCTGGTCTTCCCACCGGATGATCCGGAGACCGGCAAGTACGAGATCCTGCCTTACTTCTGGCTGCCGGAAGAGACACTGCCAATCCGTGTAAAGCGTGACCACGTGCTCTACGACGTCTGGCAGAGACAGGGGTACATCAATACGACGGAAGGAAATGTCATTCATTACGGATTCATCGAGAAGTTCATCGAGAACCTGGGCACGCAGTACAACATCCGCGAGATCGCTTTCGACCGCTGGGGTGCCGTGCAGATGACGCAGGACCTGGAGGAGATGGGATTCACGGTTGTCCCGATGGGGCAAGGATACTCATCCCTTAGTCCACCTACAAAAGAGCTGATGAAGCTGGTCCTTGAGAAGCGGATCGCGCATGGTGGGAATCCGGTACTTCGCTGGATGATGGACAACGTCACGATCCGGCAGGACCCGGCTGGCAACATCAAGATGGACAAGGACAAGAGTACGGAGAAGATTGATGGTGCGGTTGCGACGGTCATGGGACTGGACCGGGCAATCCGGTGTGGGTTGAATGACGGGACCAGTGTTTATGACACAAGAGGACTGATTGTTTTCTAAGGAGTGCATATGGATTATTCAGATCTCATCGGTAAGAGATTCGGAAAGCTGACCGTGCTCTCTTTTGCGGGATTTGTCCCTGAAGGGCATGGAGGACGACATAGATCGGCTTATTATTGCCGCTGTGACTGCGGGAATCTCTGTGTTGTTAAGAGGCATGTTCTCTTGAATGGAAGACAGACAACTTGCTGCAATTGCTTTCGAATTGAGCGTGAAGAAGATTACATACGATATTATTGTGCTGATGGAAAGTCTTTTATTTTCGATTCGCAGGACCTCTCAGTAGTTAAGGAGCACAAGTGGTACATTAACCCCTATGGATATCCCTGTACCCAAATAGGTCGTAAGAATATGCCGTTATCGAGGTTGTTAATGAACCCTGAGAAAGGCCAGTATGTTGATCATATCGATGGTGATCCAACAAATAATAGAAGGCAGAATCTCAGACTGGCGACACCGCTTGAGAATCAAAGAAATATGAGCAT